GCTGTTGCCGACCAGAAACGCTCACGGCTTGTGAACTGAACTTCTTTGTCGATGCGGGCCTGTACCTTAGCCAGCAAATCTTTCACTTCTTCCAAGTTGTCCACGAGATACTTAGCGTAGATATCGCCAGCCATACCGTAGTTCTCAAGCAGTTGGTGGTCAAACATCTGCTTACCTTCGGCAACGCCGATTGAGTCATTGGGCTCAATGCGGTACTCCAGCAAACGCACGGACTCGCCGTCGGGGGAGTTCTTTGCAGCACCCAGCTTCTCGTAGAAACTAGCGTTAGCGGAAGCCAACGTAATGCCCTGCCAGCTTGTGTTGTTGAGGCGTGCCTCATTCACTGAGGACTTCATCTTGTTCTTGCCGCGTCCTTGAGAGATGCTGTAGGCTAGTTCGGAGAACTCCATGCCGGTCATGTTGGTAATCTCGTCCATTGTGTTTGGTAGATTGTTCATGACACCGAGCTGGTGAATCTTTGCGTTGAACGTATCTTTCCAGATGGAGGCTAGGTCCCTTGGGTGTCCCCACACGCTGTTGCACATGTACAGAGCAGTTGACTTGCCCGAACCGGCAAACGGATAGATTACGTTGATGATTGCTCCGCTGAGTCCAGTGATCTTCAGTAGTGGTGAACCGAACGCAGTAAGCGCAGCAAAAGCAAACGGCTCCATCGTCGGCCTAGCGTACATGTTAAATGCTTCTTTCCACTTCTCCAGCGTGCCCTTTGGCACCATCTTAGCTGCAAGGTCTTTAGTGGTGTGTGACGGTGGGCTGTAAAAGATTCCGTCCTTCGTGATCTCGCGGTCGCCGACAATGAACTTACTGTCACCGTCAGTCCATCCAAATTGTGTTCTCATTTTTTCTGCCTTCTTCAAATACTGTAAATTTTTTACGAACGTGATAACAAAGTTAGCCAAGTTATCGTACTGTTTTGGGTGTGCTACTACACCCTGCTGAGCTAACGCTCTTCGCAATTCATCCTTCGTGGAGATAGCCATCGTTGAGATAGTGAACTCTTTGACGCCATCGTGCGGTAGGTGCAGACGGAACAAAGCCATCTCGCCCAACTCTGGGTCACTCATCCGCTTGACTACGTACAGGTCGTGCTCATAAACTAACGCTGGCTCTTCTTCCTCTTCCTCTGCACGCTTGTACAACCCGCCGTTCTTGCCACGGAAAAATGGGAACGGATACTCGGGGATGATGACACTCTCGATGCCCTCTTCGGTCTCGACTAAAACTTCTTCGTCGTCGGCTTCTTCTACTTCAGTACCGAGAACGATGGGAGATTTAATTTGACCTTTGTGTACACACTTGTCACAGCCACCGGGTCGCAGCTTTTCAAATGTCTCACAGCGATGAGGCCCGCCGTTCTTAACAATGTTATCTACCTTGCGCTCGACTTCACGGATGTCATAGCCTGCATGGCCCTCAGACATCTTCTGCGCAGCTTTGTCCTTGTCGATACAGAACGCAGTGATCGAGAGCGCCGAGCGCCACAGTGGCTCCTCTAGCGTGCCCTGATTCTCATAGCAGTACATGAGCTGGTCACAACCTTCGCCCTCTGTTGCCGACTTAATCATGATCGTCTGGAACCGCTTAACCTTGTTGCCCATTAACGCTTCCATCATGGGACTCATTGACCGAGGAATAAAGTCTGGACGTTCAGGCTTAGGGTCGGCTGCACCGAGCAGCCCTTTCATCTCTGCGTAGGGTATACGGGCACTGTCGTCGTTGATTACCTCAACGAGCTTTGGTTCTGTCTGCTTGAAGTTGAACGTGCCGGGAATACGCAGGATGCGCGATGCCTCGAAGACTGATGGGTCCACGATGAAACACTGCTCAACGCACAATTCTCGGAGCCGGTCGGCGAGAGGTTCCCACTCTGCACGGGAGACTGTCTCTTCAAGTAGCCAGTATGCGTGAATCCCATAACCGGAACTCACTAGGATTGGTTTGGGTAATCCGACTGCGGTAAGAAACTTTTGGAATTCGCTAAGCCCTGTTGCTTGGTCGATGTATCCCTTGATGACGCCGTTCTCATCTGGTACTGCCTTTGAGGGGCCGCAGTCGATGTCCATCCATAGTGCGCGGAAGTGCAGAGCATTAGCGTGTGTCCTGTTATTCAGGAGGCCGTACTTGGCACATCCAAAATAAGCATCGACTTGCTTCGCTACCAGCTTCTCTGCTATCGCATCAAGTTCTTCCCTAGTATCTACAAACTTTTGGTCTGGGTACCGCCCAATCCCCATCACGCAGTACCGCCCTTCTGTAGGCAATACAGCATTCAGTAGATCAAAATTGGACATGTGTGTTTTATTGTTTGCGGTTTCTGAGAGTGTTGACGTACTTGGTAATCTTGCCAACTTGTCCGGCGCTTGGGGACACTGTGCCCCAAAACCAGTTGTAGACAGTAGCCCGACTCACGCCGAGCTTAGCTGCTACGTCATTAACAGGAATACCAAGTGCGATACAACGCCTGCCCAGATACACGCCTAGCGAGTTGGCATCAGCTTCGTTATTAGCGTCAACCAGCCGCTGGCTGTATCCATAAGACATAGTTACTCCTCGTTGCTCCATGCCTTCAGCACAGAATCCATATCCCGGCTACCAGTCGGTGCGGGTGCCGCAGTCTTCTTGCTTTCGCGTTTGACTGGCTCGGCGACTTCTTCCTCTGCCTCACGTACCCTGCCTTTACCAGCAGCATAGGCCATCTCGGAGTTAGCTTCTTTGCTTGTTCCGGTGACTTTGTCCTGCATCAGCTTAGGAGTGTTCGTCTGTGCTTGGTACGGAGTCATAATCACGAGCTTCTGCACCTCGGGGGTATTGGCGACTTTGGTAATGACATCGTAGTGATGGCGCTTGATGTGCTCGACAGCAGTGAACAGAATTGACTGGTTGTCATTGTTCTCGTTGAAGCTCAACTGAGTAATGTAGTAGTCAAGGCTCTTGCCGTTGTTGCCCAAGTACTTGATGTAGTTCTCGAACACATGGGTTGTCTCAGAAGCACTCTCACCGAACAGAGACTTAGAGGCCAAGTTCATTTGATAGACTTCACCTTCGAGCGCAGTGCCGAAATCATCTTCCAGCAGAACAGCGATACGACGAGAGTAACGGCAGGCTTTAGAGTTGCCCTGACCCGAACCCTTGATGTTGCGCTGGCAGCTATCGCATCGTGCCGATTGCGGATTTACAGAACCAGCATCAGGGGCGTTACCGTCATTGGAGAAGCAGTCTGGTGCAGTTGGCTCGGCATCGGGTGTCCACTGCTTAGCGTAGAAGATGCGTCCGACTTTAGGCGAGGAGTTGACGATGATGACGTTCAGGTCACCCTTGACCTTGCCCATCTCTTTGCCGCCAATTTCCTTGCGGAAGATACCGTTCTTAGGAACGATGCGTTTTGTACCTGACGTACCCATAAGGGATTTTGTGAGGTCACTGATACCCGAGGTTTGCAGGAAGTCGGGAAGGGCTTGGTCGATAACTGTAATATTGCTCATTTGGTTTCTTTCAGGATTTGGAACGTCTAACTACCACGGTGTACTCACTCTCAACATTCAGGCCCATAGGCAGAAGGTCAGGATTCTCTTCGAGGAATGACTTCATGTTTGTCTGATGCAGTCGTTTCTCTAACAGGGCAAATGCACCTTGCTGTTCAATGAAGGTGTACATCGAATCCCAATCGTTTGTCCAGTACCGTGACTTTACTGAACGGATGATTGTGCCGTGTGGGGTTTTAATGCTACTAGCATTTATGGTTTTACATGCGTCTAACATACCAGCTTCCAACAGCTTGGCTTGTTCTTCGAGCAGCGAGTCTTTGCCGTCATACTCGGCTTTCAACTGTGATCGTGCATCTCGTATCTTTAAGAACGTCTCGGTCAACTTGTCTAAGTTGGGAATCGGTCTATCCTCTGAAGTTTCTTCAGTCATCTAATACTCCTAATGGTTAATGAAAGTGTAGGTACTCGCTGCACTGTTTGCAACACACCAACAACGAATCGCATCAGAGTTGCAGCCCTGACCAGCATCCGCTTTCCCTACAGAACCGACTATATCACAGAGTTGGACATTGTCAAACAGTTTCTGAAGATAATTCTTGTCGGTACAGATCAATTATTTTCTGGTGGTTGCCGACGTTGTTGCGCAGCATGGAGTAGAGTTTAGCTTCAACGGGACTGCCAGAGATATGCACGATGGTCATATTGTTCTTCTGCCCCGGTCGGTCGATACGTGCGTTTGCTTGCAAGTATGTTTCTACACTGGTACATGGAGCGTACCAAATAATTGTGTCGGCGGCAGTCAGGGTTAACCCGTGCGATGCAGCTTGCGGCTGAATGATGAGCACCTTAACATTGTTAGTCTCTTGGAAGTCCTTGACAATATCGCTGCGTTTATTTACGTTGACTTCGCCGTTGATTACTGCGCAAGTGATGTGTTGCTTTTCGAGGTGTCTTCTTAACAGGTCTATGGTATGTGTAAACGGAACGAACACGAGAACTTTGTGGCTTGACTCGTCGATCACTTCCTGCACCACGTTGAGTCGGATAGAAGCATCGAAGTCCACGATCTCGCCCGAGTCGGTGTAGACAGAGCCACATGATATTTGCAGCAGCTTACTGACCTGTACTGCGGCGTTGACTGCGCTGATCTCTTCCCCTGCGGCGTCAATCAACATCTGGGACTTCAGCAGCTTATAGAAACCACGCTGCTGTGCTGTGAGTGGTGCGTCTCGGTCTACGTAAGTAACAGGAGGTAGGTCAAGACATTGCGCTTTCTCAAACCTTATCGCAGGCTGTAGGATTCGGTGCACGGTAGTTTGCGCATCTGGCTTTGGTAGCCAGCGGTACATGCTCACCTTGGTCATCACGGTATCTTTGAACTGACCGAAGAACGGAGAGACTGACGTGGGGTTAACGAGCTTAGCCAATCCATAAGCATCCGCAGGTGACTGAGCAGCCGGTGTACCCGTGAGCATCCACAAGCCCTTGATTACTTTGTTGAGGTCACGTAGGACTTTCCATCGTGCCGTCTGTGCGTTCTTGTACGCCGATGCCTCGTCAACTACGATAAGGTCAAACCCACCATCAAGGATTTCCTTCTTGACGATATCAACACCGTCAAAGTTAATGACGACGAACTCGGCACCGCTTCTAATTATTTCCTTGCGCTTAGTCGCACTGCCGTAAGCAACTGCAACGCTTCTGTGTATTGCGAACTTGAACAAGTCTTGCTGCCATGCCGACTTCATGATCGACAGCGGACAGATCACTAACACTCTCTTAATAGCACTAACACTCATCAAGTAGTCCACTGCCCAGATCACCGATGCAGTCTTACCCGTGCCCTGCTCGTTGAAGCAAAATGCTTTGCGGTTGGATATCAGGAAGTCAGCGGTAGTCTTCTGATGATCGAAGGGTGTGAACCCATGTGGGCGGGGCCATTGATACTCTGATAATTTCATTTTTTCTTCGGCTTGTTGACCTTGACTGTGTGGTCTGAATTACGACTGAACGAACGGTTGGCGCTAGGTGCTTTGAGTTTCAAGTTGCTCGGCGCATTAGTACCACCCTTGCTCAAAGGGATTGTATGGTCGATGTCTTTGCCTGTGCGGTCAATACCTTTGGCATCCATCTCACTACGGGCCTTCTGGCGCTTCGCACGGGTAGGTGCTTCGCCTCGGGCTATTTGTTGCTTGTACTCTTTCTCATACGGGCGGGGTTTGTTTACGTAGGGCATGATTTTCTTTCGTTATTGCGTGGTTGATTTCTACTGGGAAGTCGGACTCCCACAAGGGCTTGCGCCCATCTCGCTCCACAGATCGTAACATCTTGCCTACTGATACGGCAACCTCCAAAAGCATTTCGTTTTTGTACTTGTTCAGTTCTTCGTGGATGATCTTACCCACCATGTTCACCACTACGCGCTCTACGATTGTCCCTACCCTACGCTTCAGTTCGTTCTCAAGAATGAGGGCGGTGTCGGTTTCTTCGTTGGTCATTTGGTTCATTTTTAACTCCGGTTGTATTCACAATCTTTCACTGCGCAGAACCTGCACAATGGTCCACTAACGGGGTTCCACACCCCACTCACTCTCGCTGCTTCGATTCGTGCAACATCTGCTGCGGACTTCTCCATGTAGGTGTCCTTGAACTCAGCAAACTGCTCGGCCTTAACGAACTCTTTGGACACCACAAACAGCAGGGCTGACTTCACCCTAACAATGTTAGGGTACTTCGCAAAGATAGCCGCAGCCACTAGGTCAAGCTGCTTCGTATCAGCGTAGCGTGCGTTCTTGCTTGTCTTGTAGTCGATGGAGTGCGCTAGCTGCTTCTCCTCGTTCAGGATGACCAAGTCGGCGATACCATGCCACCACACGTCCGGTGCATCAAAGTCGCAGGGCTTCAAGTCTTTAGTCAGGCCCAGCTTTACCTCAACCAGCTTCTCTCCGGGGATAGCATTGAGTTGGTCTAGCATCCCTTGGAGGTACGCGAACTGCGGTGGGATTGGTATGCCCTTGCTGATGTAATCCTCTGCTACCGTATGCGCAGCTTTGCCGTAAAGCGTAGCCGTTGTGTCGGGCTCTCTAATTGCATCAGGAGCAATCTTGGCATGGTAGTACTTGCGTGGACACTGCTGGAATGTCTTCAGCGAACTGAACGACCATACGATGGGTTTAGGGTTCATTGGGTTCCTTTAGTGCGGGGTAGCGGTTGCTACATAGTCCAGCTTTTTATCATAATTAGCTGGGTGTACCTCGTTAAAAACACAATCCTTACCTTCAAAACGCACTGTAGCCCCACGATATGTGTAAACCCATTTTGATATCACTGTGCCTTGGGTTATGAAATCAAACCCCTTTGTGGTAAGCGCCCATCCCCCATCTTCCTTTGTTCTAGCAGCCAACCCCCAATACCGTAACTTCTGAAAGTTTGTCCATTGCGTTCTAGTTAGCTTGAGACTACGTAGGTTAATTGGGCCACCACCTGCTGCAAACAATTCGTATAGTCCTTGCGCCAACCCTTTATTGAACACATGCCGGTATTCCACCATCTTGGCATCACAGTGGGGGCATCTTTCAGCAATCGCCATAGCTATCTCCATATCCAGATTCACAGTTGAGGGGTAGCTCCGGTGCCCATGATGGGCGAAGCCGCATACATAGCTCTACATATTCTTGTGCAGTGGTAGCTTCTTCTTTAGGGGCGATGATTGCAATTGCATCGTGCACAGTCATCACGACTTTGTACTTCCTTGCCACCATAAGCATCTGTTCGCCGATCACGATACGGGCTAGAGCCTGACACACGTTCTCGATTACCTTACCGCCGTAGATACGGTTGGGGATAACAGCCTTGCCCTTCTTAGTGTCGTACACAATTTCTACTTTGCTTGTAGTCTCATCTTCATGTAGGCGCAGGTTGGGGTACTTCAGATACAGGCCATTGGGCAACTTGATACCGTTGGCACCATCTACGTCCAGCAGCCCGTCACGGCCCAGTGTAGTCTGCGCATTGCGCAGCATGGCCTTAAGCATGTCCCCTGCCTCTGCCCACAGCTTGACGATCTTGGGGTAGGTCGCACGGTAGGTATCAATGATTCGCTTTGCCTCATCTAGCGTAACGTCAACACCAAAGTTCTTGAGCTGCAACTGGAACTTAGCTGCCCCCATGCCGTAGCCTGCGCCGAGAATAGTTGTCTTACCCACAAAGCGTTCGCGTGTGTTGGCCTTGGTTACTGTGAACCCGTAGATAGCTGACGCCATGATGCAGTAAACGTCCTCGCCTTTATCGAACGCTTCGACCAAATCATCCTGCCCTGCTAGCCATGCCAGAGTACGTGCTTCAATCTGGGATGAGTCTGAGTCCAGCACAACGTAGCCATCAGGTGCAATGATCGCTTTCTTCAGCGGTGAATTGCGTGGCAGGTTCTGGAGGTTGAGTTTGTCGTCACCACCCCACCGTCCTGTGTGGGCAGCGTAGTAGCGTAAGGGAACTGGCATAGCGCCACGGGAGGCAATACCAATGAACCGCTCAGTCCGCGTCTCTTCGAGCGTTGACTTCACGCCAAGCCTAGCGGCTGCGATAGCCTGCACAATAACGTTATCGTGTTCGAGCAACGCCTTGAACCCTTCGTCGGTCTTAGCGAAAGCATAAGTCTGCTTGCCATTGGCAGGGCTGATCTTCATCGGCACAACCACACCCAAGTCTTCAAGTATCTTTGCAAGCTGTGGGTTGCTCATCAACTGATCTTTCTCAATCAGCATCTTGCTCATCAGGTCGGCCTTCTTCTCCTTGACCGTGACTAAATGGTACTTGAGAATACCTACGTCCAACTGAAGCACAGGCTCGGAGAACATGCGGATAGTCAGGTCGATCAAGCGCAACTCAATCGGCGGGAACCCAACCCTCATCTTCTGGAACAAGGCATAGGTCATTGCAGTGTCATTGCAGCAGTACTTACCGTACTGTTCGAGCTGGTCGGCGGGGAAGTCCGCACGGTGCAGTCCCTTAGCCATCACCACCTCATTGCCTTTTGTGCCGACATCGTAGTGCTGCGCTAGCACAGCCAAACTACCACCTACCTCAGTGCCGTGCAGTGCTCGGCCCATCGACAACGTATCTAACCAGCCCTTGGGTTTAATGCCGAACACCCACGTCAGGATTGACGAATCGAACGCGGCATTGTGTGCAAGGGCTAGGTTGGCTTCCCAGTCAAACTTACGTAGGAATACGGCGGTCTCTTCCATCGTCCCGCTGAACCACTCGGGCTCACCATCGTTTACCTGCACCGACACGCCGATCACTTCGAACTCGGCGGAGCGCACATACTCCTCATTGGTTATCTTGCTGAGACTGAACTCCTGCGAGTAGTAGGTCTCAAAATCTAGCGTGAGTATGTTCACGGCGTCCCCTTCGCGCCGATGCTAGTGCCACTGCTGTACATACCGATGTTAGTCATTGAACTGCCGCTTAGCCCCGAGGCTGCTGCCCTAGCTATGTATCTGTGGTCATCCTCTTCGTCCTTTATTAGCAGCGTAGCCACAACGAGTCCGTCAAACTCCAGTCGGCGTACTGCCAGCAGTGCAGTGTGCAGTGTGCCCTTCTCGGCTTCAGTAAGCACCTCACGGAAGTTCTCTTTGAATATGAACCGCCATTTGGGTGCGTCGCCAAAGAACTCTTCGGGGTTGGATTCCATGCGCCTTACTAGCGTAGTGATAGCGTGTGATAGTGCTTGCATCTTATGCTTTCATCAGTTGAATGAGTTTCTCTAGGTAGTCGATAGTGTCTTCGTTGATTACCGTAGCTGTCCCGCCAGCAGCTTTAATGCTCTGGAGGTTCTTCTCTTGAAGCGCAGTCGTTGTGCCCTTGCCAGCCTTAGCCTCGATAGCTAGGAAGTGGCCGTTGACGCAGCACAAGAAGTCGGGGACACCTGAGTTACCGTAGCCGGTGCCGATAGGCATAGCGTAGTAGACATCGTTGGCTTTGAGGATTGCCTTGATCTTTGCCTTGACCTTGGCCTCGGGGGTTGTTGCCATCTAATACTCCAGTTGTTTAT